GCAACTAGAAAGATTTTTCCCAGTATTGGAACTTTTAATCAATGAATTGGAAAGATAAAGCACTTGAACACGCGAAACAGGAAGACCCGAAAGAATCTTGCGGCCTTTTGTTAAATATTCGCGGAAAAGAAGAATATTTTCCTTGTCGTAACTTATCAATGACAGCGCATCAATGTTTTATCATCGACCCCGAAGATTATGTTATCGGTACAAATCGCGGAAATATAACAGCCGTAATTCATAGCCATCCTGTAACACCGCCTGTCGCTTCAGAAGCCGACAAGATAAGTTGTGAAGAAAGCGATATTCCGTGGCATATCATCAACCCAAAAACTGAAACATGGGGATATTATGAGCCTTGCGGATATAAACCGCCTTTAATCGGCAGACCTTGGGTTTGGGGTATTACTGATTGTTATTCACTTGTTCGCAGTTGGTATAAACAGGAAAAAAATATTGAATTAAGAGATTGGGAAAGACCAACAACCCCTGAAGAATTTATTCAAAATCCTATGTTTGAAAGTTGCGCATGGCGGACGGGATTTCGTGAATTAAGAAGTGATGAAAAACTAGAAAATGGCGATTTATTATTTATGTCGATTTTGGCAAATGGTTTGAATCATGTGGCGATTTTTTTAGATGGGGATGTTTTGCACCATTTAACAGATAGACTATCTTGTAAAGAACCATATAACCAATGGCTTCAAAAATGCACAGGTAAAAGGTTGCGTTATGTTGCGTAAAATAAAGTTATATTCAAAACTTGCCGATTTTATCGGACATAAGGAATTTGATGCCGTTTGTAAAAATCCCGCTGAAGCCATAAGGTTTTTAATTTGTAATTTTCCAGAAGTAGAAAGTCACATGGCAAAACAAAATTATAAAGTTTTAGTCGGCGATTATGAAATTGATGAAAAAGAATTGCATTATCCAAGCGGTCACGAAGATATTCATATCGTACCTATTGTTGCGGGTTCAGGTGGTAACTTTGGCAAAATTTTAGGTGGTGCGGCATTGATCGGTTTGTCTTTTGTTACTTTTGGTGGTTCAGCTTTATTTGCAGGTGGAAGCGGTGCGGGTTTGCTTGGTGGTGGTGGTCTTATCGGTGCGGGTGGTTTATATGCGGCGGGTGCTTATGGTTCGGCGGCGCTTGGTTTAATGGGTGCGGGCTTGATGTTATCAGGTGTTTCTGGAATGATGACACCGCAACCAAAATCGCAAGATTTTTCTAGTCCTGAAGACCCGCGTTTGTCTTTTAATTTTTCAGGAACACAAAATACAAGTCGAGCCGGAACGCCGATTAATATTGTTTTCGGCGAAGTTTTTGTCGGAAGTATAGTAGTCAGCGCGGGCGTTGACACAGAACAAGTAAGAGCATGACCGACAAGAAAGTAATTAGAGGAGCAGGCGGCAGACCTTCGCCCCCATCGCCCCCACAGCCAACAAGAACGCCTGATACGTTACACAGTAGACAATTTGCGTCATTTACAGACGTCCTCGGAGAAGGGGAACAGGAAGGAAGCGCAACAGCAAGCAAACTTGGATTAACAAAAGGAACTACGGCATACAACAATGCTTTTCTTTCCGATACTTTTTTAAACGATACGCCAGTTTTACAATCAACAGCAAATTTTTCAAGTCCTGTAACAACAGATTTTAATTTTCAAAATGTTGGTTTTACACCGCGATTCGGAACAGCAAATCAAACACATATCCCCGGTATTGAAGAAAGTGAATCAGTAACAAGTGTCGGTGTTACTGTTACGACATCTGCGCCAGTAACAAGACAAATTACAAATAGTGATATTGATGCTGTAAAAGTTTCTGTTACTTTTCCGCAAATACAAAAAGCAACAGATCAAGGCGATTTGCTCGGTTCTTCTGTTAATTTACAAGTCCAAATTCAATATAATGGCGGCGGATTTTCTGTTCTTGTTGATGATACGATTACGGGTCGTTCCGCTGACGCGTATCAAAAAGATTATCGAATAACATTAACAGGCGCGTTTCCTGTTGATATTCGCGTTGTTCGCGTTACCGCTGACAGTACAAGTTCAAGTCTTGTCAATTCTTTTCAATGGACAAGTTTTTCAGAAATAACAGACGACAAACAAACATATGCAAATACAGCTTTTGTTAATTTAAGAATAGACAGCGAACAATTCAGTTCGATTCCCCGCCGTAAATATCGTATAAGAGGATGCAAGATAAGGATTCCCGGCGCGGGTGCAAATAGTTCTGGAACGCCAACTGTTGACCTTCAGACAGGCCGAATTATTTATCCGACAGGATATGTCTTTAATGGCACTATGGGCGCCGCAACCTATTGCAATTGCCCAAGTATGGTATTACTGGCATTGCTTACAGATACACGCTTTGGCCTTGGCGATCATATAACAGATTCTTCTTTGGATTTATATTCTTTTGTAACCGCATCAAAATTTGCAAATACTCTTGTTGATGATGGCCTTGGCGGACAGGAAGCCAGATTTTCTTGCAACGTAAATATTCAAAATTCTAATTCTGCATTTGATTTGATAAATGAATTATCAGGCGTAATGCGGGCAATTCCTATTTGGGCGCAGGGTTCGATTCAGCTTGCACAGGATAGCCCGAAAGATAGTTCATACCTGTTCAGCCTTGCAAACGTAAACGAAGGCGGTTTCAGCTATTCAGGAAGTTCTTTAAAGACAAGACACAGCGTTGTTTCTGTTTCTTACTACAATATGGATTCTCAAGACATAGATTTTGAGGTCGTAGAAGATAGCGATTTAATTTCCAAAATTGGAACTGTTGTTAAACAGGTAAAAGCATTTGCCTGTACATCACGGGGGCAAGCCGCAAGACTCGGAAAAGCAATTCTTTTCGCGGAAAATTTTGAATCGGAAATCTGCACATTTAATACATCAATCGACAGCGGTGCAATTTGTAGGCCGGGAAGCGTTATCGAGATCAATGACCCTGTTCGCGCGGGTGTAAGAAGATCAGGTCGTCTTTCTGCCGTTGCTTCAACAACACAGATGACAGTTGATGATACAGGCGCAACAGACCTTTCAACAGAGAATAATCCAATTTTTAGCGTTATTTTGCCAGATGGTACTGTTGAAGCAAAATCTGTTAGTTCAATATCAAATGGCGTTGTAACTGTTTCTTCTGCATTTAGTCAAACGCCAAACGTCAACACAGTTTGGATGTTGAATAATGATACAGTTCAATCTCAAAAATTTAGGGTAATAAATGTTGAAGAACAGGACGGGTTAAATTATGCAATCACGGCTTTGTCTTATCAGGATGACAAATATCCATTTATTGAAGACGGCGCAACTTTACCAACAAGAACAGTTTCATTATTAAATGAACCTAAAGACCCGCCATCAGCTTTGAATATCGAAGAAAGAGTTGTCGAATTAAATAATCAAGCTATTTCAAAAATATTTGTTAGTTGGAAACCTGTTCTCGGCGTTACAAATTATCAAGTCAATTATCGTTTTGAAAATGGTAATTTTGTAAGTCAAAGGGTATCAAGGCCAGATTTTGAAATTATAAACAGCGAGAAAGGAAGATATGAAATTCAAGTATTCTCATTTAATGCCGCTTTAGAAGTCAGCGCCACTTCAGCCGATGCAACATTTGATGCTATTGGAAAAACTGCTGTTCCTTCAGATATTACAGGTCTTACTTATGAACCGATAAGCGACACCATGATACGTTTGAAATGGAATACCCCGACAGATATTGACGTTATAAAAGGCGGGAAAGTTTATGTCAGACATTCTACTCTTACAAACGGCGCCGGTACCTTTACAAATGCAATTGATCTTGTCAAAGCACTCGCGGGTAATACCAATACTGCGGATGTTCCATTACTTGAGGGGGAATATATTCTCAAGGCGCAAGATGATACGGGAAATTTTTCGGCAGGCGAAACATCAATTGTTATTGATTTACCAGAAACACAACCGAAACTTGTTGCACTTGTAAGACGCGAAGATCAGGACAACCCAAAATTTCAAGGAACAAAGACAAATACGGCTTTTGATGCAACAACAAACAGCTTGAATCTTGTCGGTGGCGGTCAGTTTGATGACATAACAGATTTTGATTTGGTTTCTAGTCTTGATGATTTTGGCGGCATTGTAAGTTCTGGAACTTACGATTTTGCGTCAACGCTTGATCTTGGTGGTGTGTTTAGTGTTCAATTACGCCGTCATTTTTTAACCGAAGCATTTTATCCAAATGACTTAATAAATAGCAGAACTGCAAATGTCGATACTTGGACAGATTGGGATGGAAGTCTTGCTTATGATGCAAACGCAGAATTGACAGTTCGGACAACGCAAACAGACCCTTCTGGTTCGCCTACATATTCAGGTTTTCAGAATTTTTCCAATGGAGTTTATAAAGGACGCGGATTTCAATTTAGGGCAAATCTGACAAGTAACGACCCCGCGCAAGATATAAAAGTTTCACAACTTGGATTTACAGCTTCATTTGATAGAAGAACAGAAACAAGTCTTGAAAATTCATCAGCAACAAATGGTGTTTTAACATCAAGCGGTGCGACAACTGTTACATTTAATAAAGCATTTTTTGCGGGAACTTCTAGTTTGGGCGGTGCTAATAGCAACCCGCCATCAGTAGGTATTCAGGCGTCAAATATGGCTTCTGGCGATTATTTCGAGCTTACAAGCGTCACAGGTAGTTCTTTTGTAGTTCATTTTAAAAATTTGTCAAATGCTTCAATTGCAAGAAATTTCACATATCAAGCAACTGGCTTTGGTAAAGCCGCATAATTAAGCTAATATAAAAGAAAAGATTTTTTGTAAATGGCGCAAATTGCAAATTATACAGTTGATAATGATACAGGCGCCAACGTAAGAGCCGATATAAATAATATTTTTGCCGCAATTCAATCTCTTAACAGCGGTTCTAGTGACCCAAGCGGAACGCAAGTTGCTTTTCAATTATCTGTAAATACAACTTCAAATTTATTAAAATTAAGAAACGCAAGTAACAACGGATATATAACAGTTGGAAATGTTACACAAACAAATTTAGGACTTGCCGCGCTTGCAGGGTCAACATTTACTGGCGCTGTTGTTCATAACTACACTACAGCTTTACAAATACCTGTTGGAACTACAGCCCAAAGGCCGGGTTCGCCTTCAACGGGAGATTTTAGATGGAATAGTACTTTAGGAAGTGCAGAAATATATAACGGTTCGGCTTTTGCCGCTGTAGGGGGCGGGGCGGGCGCTACTGGCGGCGGTTCTGATGAAGTGTTTTTTGAGTCGGACACGAATGTAACGACATCATATACTTTAACTTCTGGAAAGAACGCGCACACGGTATCGCCAATTATTAACAGCGGCGTTACCGTGACCGTGCCTTCTGGGGCAATTCTTGTTATTCTTTAATTATGGCTTTAAACATTAACGGCACTACTGGTATATCTGGGGTTGATGGAAGCGTATCTGCCCCTGCTGTAACTGGAACGGATAGCAATACAGGTATAACATTCCCTTCTGCTGACACTATTAAGTTTGCTACTGGTGGTGTTGAAAGATTTGCAATATCTAATAGTGGATTAAGTGGTGATGGTTCTGGATTAACAGGTTTAACTAACGGGATTACAATGGCAGATCAATGGAGGGTTTCTTCTAGTTTTGCATTAACAGGTTCAGTTTCAATTATTAGTTCTAATTGGGAAAGAGTAGATGCACCATCTGGTTATGGAACTATTGGTAGTGCAATGACTGAATCAAGTGGAGTTTTTACTTTTCCATCAACAGGAATTTATTATATAGAATATATTTGTATGTTGGTTGTTACAAATACCGCTGTAAGATATTGCGGTAATAGAGTGCAAACTACAGTAAATAATAGTAGTTATAGTACAGCTATGGAAACTTTAGGTCATATAGGAATATCAAATTCATTTGGTGCATATAACACAACCACTTCTTCTATATTATTTGATGTAACCGATACTTCAACACATAAAATTCGCTTTTCTGCTACATCAATTACATCAAGTGAAACGACAGTTATTGGTAATAGTACTTCAAACTCGACCGCTGTAACTTTTATACGATTAGGAGATACATAATGGATTTTTTAACAGGTAGACCAGATCACATTGAAGAGTACCTTGTTACTGTCAGAATTGGACAATGGTTTGGGTGGAGTGATTCAAGCAATAAAATTTATGCAAACTTAGTTGTACTTGATGGTGGTTCAAAACCTACAGAATCAGATTGTACCAATGGACTTGCTGCATTACAAGCTGCATGGGATTTAGAAAATGATAGTTACAAATCTCAAAGAAGAGCAGAATATCCAAGTATTGAAGATCAGCTTGATGACATCTATCATAATGGTATAGATGCTTGGAAAGCTACTATCAAAGTAACCAAAGACAAATATCCTAAACCATGACAGCAAAGATTAAACTAAACGCAGCATCAGGTGGTGGGTCAATATCCATAAACGCACCATCATCTGCTGGTAGTGATACAGATTTTCTAGATACGAGTGGAAATTTAGCTGTATCTGGTACGACTACTTGTACTGGAAATGTAACGTGTTCTAATGACCTTTCTGTTGATAACGATTTAAAGGCTGATTCTGGATTTGGTTCTACAACCACTATTTATGGAGTTCGGGCATGGGCAAACTTTGATGGTTCTGGTACTGTTAGTAGTGGTAACGGAGGTAATGTAAGTTCATTGGTTGATTTAGGTGAAGGAACATACAGAGTAAATTTCTCAACAGCGATGCCTGATACTAATTATTGTATGATTGCAGGTTCTTCAAATGGTGCTACAAGCGTTAGAACTAACTGCCAACAAACAAAAACAACTGCTCTTTATGAATTTAAAACAAACGATCATGGGGCTAATACTTACGATGCACAATATGGTCAAATAGCTTTTATACGTTAATTATGAGCAAAATCATTTACCTACAAGAAAATGGAGTAGTAGCAGTCATTAATCCTTTATTTAATGACATAAACCCTGCTACAAATAAAATTTACACTATTGAAGAAATTGCAAAAAAAGATGTTCCTACAGGAAAAAAATATAAAATAGTAGAAGATTCTGATATTCCTACTGATCGAAGTTTTAGAAATGCTTGGATAGTTTCAGAATCAGATTTAACAGATGGAGTCGGTTCATGAGCATTATTTCAACAGACATGGCAAAAGCCAGAGAAATTCACAAAAAAAATATAAGAAATGCAAGAGTTTCTAAACTTGCAGAACTTGATATTGAGTTTCAAAAAGCACTAGAGACAGGTGCTAGTACTACTGATATAGTTAGTAAGAA